GTGTATTCACCTCGCTCCCACAATAACTAAACAAATACCAATAACAAAATATTCAAATAGATATATATCCAATATCATGGATATGTGGGATATGAGGATATATCTGATTATATGGATAAAAATGATAAACGTTTTTTTTAGAAATAAAACAGATTACCTCGCTCCCAAGTCATATATTTGTTTGGTAGGTTTAAAAACATTCATCATAGAAGGAGAAATATTATGAGAGGTTTTAGAGAAGCGGTAGATAAGTTTATCTTATTCGCTGATTGGCTAACAGAAGAAGATGATGTAGCCATAGTAACATTACAGGCTATTGCTGATGAACTAGATACAATGAACAAGTTACACGCTCCATTGGTATCAGCATTTGGCTTGACATATAGAGATTTAAAGAAGAAAAAGCCAGGGGATGCTGAAGAAGTAGACCCATTCAACAACATAGAACTGCTTCGCAGGGGTATTTAATGGTAGCAACAAGGCATACTCCACCACTTTCTGAGGACTTTACATCTGATGCAGATTGGCTTTTGCCTATTGCTGAGGTAGCCTGGAGGGTAGCATATGGAGATAAATATGTCTTTGATGAATGGCAAAAAGACCTCATTCGTCGCATATTAGAAACCAATCCTGATGGTTCTTTGAGGTATCGTCAGGTTCTCTGCTCAATTCCAAGGCAGAATGGAAAGACAGAGGTTATGTCAGTGATTGGCTTGTGGGCATTGCTCCGTCAGCCAGGGGTAACTAATGTTGGCGTGGCATCTAACGCTGACCAAGCACGTCTTGTCCATGAGAGACTTCTGAGGGTAGTGCAAGCAAACCCTAGACTCTCAAAAGCCATGAGTAAGATTACAGACACACGTGGTATTCAAACCAAGACAGGTTCTAAGTACATCATTAGAGCATCAAATGCAGGAACACTTCAAGGTATCCCTGTCTCAACAGCCATTGTTGACGAGGTTCACCTGGTTGATGAGAATGTCTACGATGCTCTCATATCTGGTACTGGTTCACGTAAGGATACAATCGTAGTTAGTATCACTACTGCAGGTGATGATGAGTCAAACCTGTTGAAGAGACTCTATCAAAACGCCGAAAAAGCCATAGCAGGCGAACTGGATGGGTTTGGTGCTTTCATTTGGGAGGCATCAGAAGCGGTAGTTCCAGATGATGACGAAGAACTACTCAAGTTACTAATGGAAGCAAACCCAGCATTGCAGTCAGGTCGCATTGACCCAGAGGTAATGCTACAGGACGTACGTTCTCTTCCTGAACAAGAGATTATTCGTTATAGACTAAATAGATTCGTATCTGGAGACAACTCCTTTATGCCTCTATCTATCTGGAGTCCTCTACAAAGGCTACAAGAAGAGACATTCCCTAGGGATATCAGACCTGTCTTTGCTGTTGACAGAAGTCCTGACTGGGGATACGCTACCATCGTGGCTTGTGTCAAAGATAACGAGGGTATTACACACACAGAAGTAGTAGCCTCAATCACTAAACCAACCCTGGAGCAATTGGTCAGGGTATGTCAGTCATTGGCTAAGTACAAACCAATTACCTTTATCATGGACAACTATGCTCTGAGGGATTTGGCTAATGAATTGAAGATGAGAAACATCCCTTCCTACACCACAACACAGAACGAGATTATCAATGCGTCATCTATGTTCTATGCCAAGGTAATGCAGAAGAAAATCAAACACGCAGGAGATATGCTTCTATCCATGCAGTTGCCAAGAGCAGCGAGGAAGAACATTGGAGATGCGTGGAGGATTTCACGAAGAGATTCGTCTGTTGAGATTGATGCTGTATTGGCTACGGTCATTGGTGTCTTCGCAGCAGAGATTAAAAAAGAAGTACCTTTACAGGTATTCTAATAATACGACTAATCATCATTCGTGATATAATTATTTAGATAAGCAGGTTTATATTATGGGACTATTTAACGATTTGGTAAAGCGTCTAGCACCTTCTGTAGAACAGAGAGCAGTGTCTAGCGAGATTTTGCCACAGACCAGGAGTTCAGCAGAGTCATCTGTTGGCATTGGAGAGGCATTCTCTCTTCCTGCAGTGTACAGAGCGATTTCAATCCTGACTATCGCCACTAAGCAAATGTCACTTGACGTTGTAAAGAACAACGAGGTGGTCAACGCTCCAGCATTCATTAAGAAGCCTAACGTTGATATGCCTCGTTCATCTTTTATTGAGCAGACAGTTGTATCTCTTGCATCTCAGGGTAATGCATATTGGATGGTAGACCGTGACCCACAGGGCAAGGTACTAAACCTAACTCCACTCAACCCACTTGATATGAGAATGGAAACCAACGTAAATGGAAAGGTAACTAAGTACATTTACAATGGTAAAGACATTGCTACAGACAGCATTAAGCACCTAAAACTTCTCCAGGTTCCTGGTAAAGCAGAAGGTCTTGGTCCTATCCAGTCAGCACAGCACGAACTACGTGGCACACTAGACACACGTGACTATGCAACTACCTGGTTCAGCAAGAGCGGTATCCCAGGCGGTATTCTAAAGACAGACTCTATCATTGATAGCAGTGATGCAACACAACTTAAAGACACATGGAACCAGACTGCTGGTGCAAAGAATGGCGTTGCTGTTCTTGGTAGTGGTTACACCTACCAGCCAGTCTATCTAAAGCCAGAAGAAGTCCAATTCCTTCAGGTACAACAGTTCTCAATTACCCAGATTGCTCGTCTGTTTGGTGTTCCTGCATCTCTTATGCTTGCAGCAAATGAGGGAACTACAATGACCTATGCAAACGTTTCTCAAGAGTGGTTAGGTTTCGTAAGATTCTCTCTTATGCAATATCTAATCCTGATTGAGGATGCTCTTACTGATTTCCTTCCTGGTTCTCAGAGAGTGAAGTTCAATATTGAAGCAATTCTAAGAGCAGACACGACTACTCGTTATGCTGCTCACGCTTCTGCATTGACTGCTGGATGGATGACAAAGAACGAAGTTCGTACTATTGAAGACCTTCCAGAAAGACCAGAGTTTGAGACTTCAACCACACCAGAGCCAGCATCTACTGTTGACCCTACGGTTGTAGACCCAAACGCTAACGATAACCAAGGAGCAACTAATGCCTAATCTAGAAATTAGAGAACTTGATATTCGTGCTGTGAATAGCGAAGAGCGTACCATTACTGGTATTGCTGTTCCATATGGCGAGGTAGCAAACATTGGACTGTATCAGGAACGCTTTGCTCCTAATTCAGTTACTCTTGCTGAGACTACACAACTCTTCTGGAGACACGAAGAGCCAATTGGTCTAATCAAGAGTGGTCGTGAGACCAAGGATGGCTATGAAATCACAGCCTATATCTCAGATACACCACGTGGAAACGAAGCGTATACGCTTGTCCGTGATGGAGTAATTAATAAATTTTCTGTAGGCTTCCAGCCTGTAGAAGAAAAGATTGATGCAAACGACGTAAAGGTGAGAACAAAAGTTCTCGTCAGAGAAGTCAGTCTTGTGCCAATGCCTGCGTACGACGGTGCTAATGTACTTAGCGTCCGTGAAGACTCAGGAACAACAGATGAGGTTCCAATGGAACTTCCAAAAAATCAAGAGGAGAATGAAATGGATTCGAACGAAACCACTATTGCTGCTCAGGACCTTGTTAATGAAGTTCGTGAGTCAGTTGAAACCCTTAGCCGTGAGGTTCAGGTACTAAAGTCAGCAACTACTACTGCATCAGTAGAGTCAGTTGACAAGCGTTCAGCAGGTGAGGTCCTAAAGGCTATCGCTAAGAACGACGAAAACACCATCCGTGCTTACACTGGTGGAACCACTGCAGATGCAGTTGTAATGAATGGCTGGGTAGGAGACTTGACTCGTATTGTTGACGAGGCTGCAGTTCTTCGCTCAGTATTCGCTACTGGTGCACTTCCTGGTGAAGGTAACTACGTTGAGTATGCACAGTTGAAGTCTAACACCATGGACATTGACGTACAGGCTGCTGAAGGTGACGACCTTGTATTCGGTAAGATTGAGCAGGAACTAAAGACTGCTCCTGTAAAGACCCTTGGTGGATACACTACTCTATCTCGTCAGGAGATTGAGCGTTCATCTATCAACATCCTTGATGCCTCGCTACGTGCACAGGCTATCCAGGTTGGTAAGGCTCTAAACGCACAGTTCCGTACTGCTTACCTTGCTGCTCACGCTGCACAGGTTACTGTAGACAACACTGTTGTAGTTCCTGCAAACGGTACTTACACTGACTGGCTAAACGCTATCGTTGACGCTTCAGTTAAGTTCCAGAACCAGGGTCTATCACTAGACGCTCTAGTTGTAGATGCTGCTACATTCAAGAAGTTGGTTGCCCTTGAGGGTTCTGACGGTCGTCCAGTTATGCTTGTAACTGGTAACGGAACTAACAACGTAGGTTCTATCAACGTTGCTGGTCTTGGCGGTTCAGTTGCATCTGTTGCAGTTGTTGTTGACCCATCACTAACTGGTGGTGTTGCATTCATCAACCGTAACGCAATTCGTCAGTTCAACTCACCAGTAGTTCGTCTACAGGATGAGAACATCATCAACCTAAGCAAGGACTTCTCAGTCTACCTATACTCAGCAATCGCAGATGAAATTCCTTCTGCTATTGTCCCAGTAGTGGCTGCTTAAGGTTAAAAGGAGAATACAATGAGTTACCTGGACCTCAAGGAATATGTAAGAGCATCAGACATTGATGACTCATATGTTATGCAATGCTATGACGAAGCAATTGAATTGGTATCAGATTTGGTGTCAGCATCAAATGTGCCTACAAGTGTTTTGAAGCGTTGCTACCTTGAGGCAGGTAGCGAATTGTACCACCGTAGAAATGCTCCTAACGGAGTTGCTCAGTTCTCTACATTTGACGGTGCACCAATCAGAGTAGCACGTGACCCACTAGTTGGCGTGTATCCTTTGATTACTAGGTATCTAAGGGGCATTGCTTAAATGTCACTTACTATCGTCAAGCAAGAAGTAGCAACACTAGTTAGTTCAGTAGTTCCTACACACCCATATCTGCCAGAAAGATTTAATCCAAATGTAGCATTTGTTACACCAGGAAGTCCTTATCTACAGAGTGGACTAACATATGGCAAGTTCCTTGCAAAGTTTAACATTGATGTGGTAATTGCTCCACAGTCTAATGAAGAGGCTACCAAGGCACTTGACGAAATAGTCAATGACATTGTTACCCTGTTGCTTTCGGAAGGGTATGGAATCAACCAAGTTGGTCAACCATATCCATTGGAATCACAGAACACAACTTTCTTGGCTATAACAATTGAAATTGAAACATTAGTTTCACTATAAGGAGAAAATTATGTCAACACGTATTAAGGGTTCTGCACTTAAACTGACCATTGGTTCAACAGACTACTGGGCAGATGTTACTTCTGCAGTTCTTGACAACGAAGAGGCTGATACAGGTGCAACAACCTTTGCTGATGCACAGGCTGGTGGAGCACGTCAGTACTTCTTCACACTAAATGCAATTCAGTCAACAGATACTGCTTCACTATGGAGTTACATCTGGGCTAACACTGGTGAGATTGTAAGTTACACTTATGCACCTCACGGCAACACCACTGCAACTGCTAACGAGCCACACTTTGTGGGTACAGTTAAGATTCCACCTAAGCCAAGCATTGGTGGAGAAGCAGGAGCAAACGTAGAGTACACTTTCGAAGTTCGTATGGACTGCCAGGAAGAGCCTACACTAGACAACGGAATCTAACATGGCTTTGAACGACATTTCTCAGCAATTTGTTGGTGGTAGCGTTAAGATTACTGGATTAAGTAAACTTAATAGAGCACTAACTGCTGCTGGTAATGACAGTTCAGATATGAAGATTCTAATGCACGAAATTGGTACCATGGTGATACGTGCAGCAAATCCACCAGTTCTAACAGGTAGACTATCTCAGTCTATGAAGGCAGGCAAGGGTAAAACCAAGGCTGTCGTTAGAGCAGGTGGAGCACGTGTCCCATATGGTCCAGTAATACACTATGGTAACTCAGCAAGGAACATAGAACCAAATCCATTCCTTTTGACTGCCATGCAGCAACAAAGGCAAAGTATCATTAATATGATTGACACAGGTATTAAAGATATTATGCGTAGAAATCAATTAACATAAGGAGCGAGAAATGGATATTTCAAAACTAACACTTGGAGAACTTGCCAAGATTGAAGAACTGGGTGGTATGTCAATAGACTCATTCGGTGACGAGGGCAAGCCAAAGATGAAGATGCTTATCGCATTGGCATATGTAATCAAGCGTAGAGAAGACAAGAACGTCACTCTACTACAGATTGAGAATATGACAAGCGACGAAGTCACTACTATTATTGATTCAGTACAGGTAACTGACGCAGAAAAAAAATAGTTAAACGGAGAGCAGAAGACATGGCATTCTTTGCCCTTGAATTCGGACTCTCCCCAGTTGACTACTGGAATCTGACGGTATATGAGCGAGAGGCGTTTATAAACATATACCAACAGAAACATAAAACAAAATAGATTCCCTGCCCCACGGTTCCTCGCTGCTGTGGGGTATGGGTTAAGTTTAAGGAGGACGTATGTCTAATCAATCAATTATCGTTAGTGTGCTTGCAGACACTAAGCAACTAAAGAGTGGTCTGCAAAATGTAGAATCACAACTTGGTGGATTTGGTACGTCCGTTTCAAAGGTGACTGGTCTTGTAAAGGCTATGGCAACTGCCTTTATTCTTTCACAGGTACAGGACCTATTTAGAGGTGCTATTGCTGAAGCAGAAGACGCTGCAAAGGCTATGGCAGGTGCAAACACTGTATTTGGTGCTACACCAGGACTCCTGAACGACATAGCAAGCAAAGCAGATGCTGTAGGTCTTGCTCTTGGTAAAGACAACGATGACATTCTAAAACTTGCTACTAACATTGGTGCAAGACTATCTCCTGCTGCTAAGGGACTATCTGTTGACCTTGTAGCCACTGGTGCAGACATTGCTGCCCTTACTGGTGTAGACCTAGAGACTTGGTCAAAGAAGTTCTCAAAGCAGATGGTTGATGGTGCACTATCCACAAAGGAAATGGCTGCATCCTTCCCAGGATTAACTGATGCAACATACAAGCAAGCAGAAGCAATGTTTAAGGCTGGCAATGACGCTGGTGCACTAAACGTATTGATTGCTGAGTCTGCTAAGGTAAATGGCAACGCTGCAGAAGACCAGGTAACAGCCACACAAAAACTTGAAACAATCATGGCATCTCTATCTGAGACTGTTGGTAAGAAACTTCTCCCAGTTGTAGAAGCATTTGCTGTATGGCTTGAAGATGCTATTGTCTGGGTAAAAGATAACAAAGAAGCACTTCTAGGATGGGGTTCAGCCTTACTAGGTGCTGCAGCAGGCTTGACAGCAGTTACAGTGGCTATGAAGGCATACGCAGCATATCAGAAGATACAGCAGGCAATCACAGCAGCAGGTACAGTTGCTCAATGGGCAATGAACGTTGCTATGTCTGCTAACCCTATTGGTATCTTGATTGTAGCCATTGCTGCATTGGTAGCAGGACTTGTTTACTTCTTCACACAGACTGAAGCAGGTAAGAAGGCTTGGGAAAACTTTAGCAAGTTCCTTGGAGATACCTGGAACAACATTGTTGGTTTTGTTAAAAAGGGTATTGCATTTATTCTTGATATCTTTACAAAGTTCCACCCACTTGGTATTCTAGTCAAGAACTGGAATGGTATTATGACCTTCTTTGGAGGTATGCCATCCAAGTTCATTTCCTTTGGTAAGAATATGATTGACGGTCTATTGAATGGTCTTAAGAGCGGCATCAAGGCTGTTACAGACTTTGTTATGAGTGTTGGTAACTCTATCATGGGTGGTATCAAGAAGATATTTGGTATTAAGTCTCCATCACGTGAGATGAAGAAACTTGGTCAAATGATTAACGCTGGTCTTGCTGTTGGACTTGATGATGTCACAAAGATAGATAAGGCTGTACTAGGCGTATCTGACAGCCTCTCATTTGACGCTACAGCCAATTACAACTCTAGGGGTAGTAGTAATACCCCAGGAATTGCATCTCAGACTGGAAATACCTACAATATCACTGTTCAGGCAGTTGCACCTAACGCAGAAGTTGGTAGAGCAGTTGCTGCATCTATTGCAGAGTATGAGAGAATCTCTGGTAGGAGAACTCTATGATAATTGAAGAGGCAGTCCTCAATTTTTTGCAGGTAAGGGTTCAGGACAAGACTACTCTTGCTTGGACAGATATTGCTGCTGAAGCAACTAACATTAAGTCAGACCGTGGTGGAAACATTAACTACGGTGGCATTGTTACAGTTGATGCTGGAACTGTAGCAGTCAGACTAAAGAATGTCTATGACCCAGCAGTTGTAAACTTTCTATCACCAGAGATGAAATTGCAGGTATATAACTCAACCTTTGATACCCCAGATGCAGGTAGCATATTTCTTGGTACAATAGATGATATAGAAACTGAATATGTATTTAATTCAGTAACAAACAATATGGATGCTTATGTATCTATTTATGCATCAGATGCTATTGCATCACACACGAACAGAAGTATTATTGGAGTCAGCACAACCTCTGGCTTTCAGCGATGGGAAGAAAGAATTGAAACCCTTGCAGATAAGTCAATCACAGAGGTAGTTATTCCAACAGTAGATGCTGACGTTCCAATCTACGCTATATAAGGAAGTAAGATGGCTTTTACATCAGGAAGTTATGACAGTACGCACAAGGATGCCAATGGCTTCTGGCTTGTAGATACTGGTGTTTCATCTACCCAAAACTCTTCTACCAACTCCTCATCAGTTTCTGATGGTCTACAACTACGCCACTCATCTGCTGGTATGTTCTCATCATGGGCATTGACCAGATGGATGAAAGCAACCTATACTGTTGATGGTGGTGCAACACAGACAAAGTATTTCTTTGGTAATGGTTCAACTACCATCAGCAACTCACAGTCAATGCCGAACTCTATCTTGGTACTTGAATCTGGTACAGTTACAATTCCCCACAATTCTGACGGTACACAGACAATTACTATTACAGCATGGGTAGATGCAAATACAAATGCTACATATGTTCCTGTAAACACAACTGCTTCAAGAACAATTACTCTTCCTACCATTCCTCCTGCCGCTCCTGCACCAACTGCACCTACTAGCCTAACTACAACTGGCAATGAACTTGGTGTAACCCTAAACTGGTCTGGTGCTACAGGCACAATCACTAACTATGGTATTTGGTATTCAGGTGTTGAAACTGGAACACCATCTGCTGGCTCAACTCCTGACTTTACTTCATCTTCAACCACTTACACTGATACTGGTATGTCTATTGGTGGAACAAGATACTACTGGGTAAGAGCACAAGGACCAGGAGGAAACTCTGCCTGGTATCCTGCTGGTAATGGTGTATCTGGTACTCGTTCAGGTGCTGGTCCTGCTGCAATTACACAAATCAATATGACACCAAACATTACGTCTGTTGCTCTTGATTATACATATGTTGCAGCAGCAACCTCTTATGAGATTTATGCATCCACATCTCAAACAGATACGCCAACTGCAGGAACAACACCAACTTTTACATCAACATACACTTCTGCTCCAGATTATGCATATGCATTTCATACTGGATTAACAACTGGCTCAGTCTACTATTACTGGGTAAGAACATCAAACTCTAGTGGAAAGTCTGCATGGTATCCATCAGGTAACGGTAAGTATGGTATTGCTGCTACTGCACCTGCCATTGTTACTGGAGTAAATGCAAACCAGCAGCCAGGAGACACATCAGTTGACGTAACATGGGTTGCACCAAACTACAATGGTTCTCCAATTGTGGACTATGAACTACAAATAGCAACTAACTCATCTTTTGTCAATGCAACTACAGAGACATTAACTACAAATAGTTACAACACTGGACTGCTCATTGAAGGGCAGACATATTACTTCCGTGTTAGAGCGTCAAATAATGCTGGATACAATGGTCTAAAAACTTATCAGGGTACATGGTCAGAGATGGCGTATGAAAACATTATGCCTGTATTTGATTTCCCATCATCTCCAACCTCACCTGCAGTTAACCAAGTTCCAGATAACATCAGTGTCTATTTTAACTGGGATGTTCCTACTGACGATGGTGGCGGTGCAATTACTGGATACAATGGTCAGTATGCAACAAGTTCATCATTTACAAATGCTGTATCGTTTACCACAACTGCATCCTCAACAGAATACACAACTACTGACCTAGTAATTGGTCAGACGTATTACTTCAGAGTACGTGCAACAAACGCACGTGGAGATTCCCCATACACCTCTACAGTTAGCATTACTGTTGCTCCTCTATCAGTTCCATCAAGCGAACCAACATCTGTGGGTATGTCACAGTTGCCTACCTTCCTTGCTGCTCTTCTAACATGGTCAGCACCTCTTGATGATGGTGGAGATGAAGTAGATGGCTACATGGTTCACTTTGCTAATAACCCAGACTTTATTGGACACACAAGCGTAACTCTTGGACTACAGTACACATATGGATTCTATGCTCTAACTGAGGATGTTACCTATTATGCCAAGGTCTTTGCACTAAACAATGCTGGATACTCTATTGCATCAGATGTTGCATCTGTAACTATCCTGCCACTAACTGCTGACCTTGATGAGTGGTCTGCCTTTGGAACACTGCCAACTGGTACAACAGATGCTAACGCTCCTGAAGGAGTTGTTAGAAAGGTTATCCTTGATGTTCCTACTGCTGCTCTATCTCTACATAAGGAAGTGACTGCTACTGCTACTGGTGGTTCATACACTGCTGGCTCTACTGGTATCCAGAAGACAATCAATGGACTTATTCCTGGAAAGCAATATCGTTTATCAGGACGTGCTGTTCTAACTGCAGCATCTGCTCAGATTAATAACTATCGTCTGCAGGTTGCTGGGGTAGGTAATGGAACAGCAGTTACTCTATCAGGAACTACACTACTACAGACAATTCCTAACTACGAATTCATTGCCACTTCTACAAATCACGATATCCAAATTGCAGTTGCGGAAGATTTAACAATTGCCACTACTGGAATCATGGAGGCAGTTGCATTCAACCAGATTAGCCTTGTAGAAGTTGGTACAGACTCTCCATACAGACTTCAGGACACTGTTCTAAGTGCATCCCTTGCTGACCACTTTGACCTTGCTACTCGTTCTGTAGGTGCTGCATGGTGGGTAGACAAGAATAACAGAACTAAGTTTGCATCATCATTTGAGTATGCACCACTTGCTGCTACCTTCTCTGATACTGATAGTTCAAGTAACCTAAACTATTCAGACATTAGAATGACGCTCAGAACTAAGGATATCGTTAATGACGTTGTCCTAAGAAACAGCGGTACAAAGCAGGATGTTGACAGACCAAAGGAAAGAATTGAACTAAACACTTCTTATGGATTGACAAACGATATCAGCATTGATGCCTGGGGAACTAGAAGACTTGCAATTGATACTAATCTATATACACAACCATTGATTGAGAACCTTTGCTACAACCCATCATTTGAGTATGGTACAGAAGGTGTAAATATCCTATCAAACAAGGACTATTCATCATTCAACAGAATCAAGATTGATAACGCTGCACAGGGAACTACTGGACTACTCGCTACAGGAACAGAAGCACCAGTAAATGGTGACTGGGCATTGGCAATGCGTGTTATCGCAGGTGCAACTGCTACCACATTTGACTATGGCTTTGGTGTTGAGGGTAATGATGAAGATACTGATAGCCAGTTGGGATTCCCAATTACCCCAGCAACACAGTACACAGCATCTCTATATGCAAAGGCTGGTATCAACCAGGTAACTGGCAGAACTACACAGATTAAGTTTAGATACTACGATGCATCAGGTGCATTCCTATCTGACTCATCATTCTCATCTGCTACTGCAGTTTCACAGGATGACTGGATTAGAAACTATGTAACAGCAACATCTCCTGCTGGAGCATACTATGCACAAATCTTCTTTAGAATCAACACATCTACCCTGCCAACCACGGTATACGTAGATAACGTACAGATGAATACTGGAACTCTAAAGGGCTACGTTGATGGTGACATTAGAGACAATGATGTTTATCTATATGAATGGACAGGAAACCCAGGCAACTCTCTATCAAGAGAAATGAACAACATTCTTGATGAACGAGCACAAGAGATTCTATCTAAGTTTGCAGAGCCAAAGGCACAGATATCATCAATCATCTGGAATGCCCAGCAAAGCACAACCATTGCAACCAACCTTGATGTTGGTTCAAGAATTAACATTGAGTTTAAGGGTGTAACAGCCTCATATAGAATTATTGGAATTACCCACGATGTAAGTCCAGAGCGATGGATAATGGAGATAGGAGTAGAAAAACTATGAAAAGACTAATGAAAAGCATTCTCAAGCGTATGACTGCTTTGGTCATCCTAAAGGTATCTGGTGTACTTGCAGCAGGTTCTTTGGCTGGTATTGAAATCTGGCAATCTGCTCTTGTAGCAGCATTTGTTGGGGTAATGGAAGTAACAGAAGACCTAGCACGTGGATATGTAAATGATGGAACTCTGACTGATGATGAGGTAAACTCAGCATTCAACCAGGAGGAGTTCTAAATGGATGGTCCAAAAGTTGAAATTGGTCTGAGAGAGATTTACGATGCAGTTCTTGAACTAAAGGGAATTGTGTCATCTCACCCAGATAAACTGGAAGACCATGAAACAAGAATTAGAAAATTGGAATTTAAAGTATGGACAGCATCTGGTATAACTGGTGTAGTTGCTGCAATAATTGTTCAATTAATTAATAATATGTAATAAAAGAACGAGGGAGGGGAGTCGCAATGCCTCAAAACCCTCAACCTCGCTCTGTAACGTGGCGAATGTTACACATACCATTATACAGCATAAGCACTTTACCTGTATAATTAAAGATATATAATCTGTAGGAGGATTCAATGACAACAATTTCAAATATTCCAGCATCAATTAACTGGAAGATATACAAAGGCGACACTGCTAGGCTGACAATCGTTATGCAAAATGAAAACGGTACAGAACTAGACATTACTGACTACACCTTCACTGGTGAAATTAAAGCACAGGCTGAAGATGCACTTGCTTTGCAGCAACTTAACATCTCTTCAACCTCATCACTGCTCTCTATTGAGATTGCAGATACTGAGAGTCTTCCAAAGATTAGTTACTTTGACATTCAGTCGCTTTATGAGGGAACAACCTGGACTATCCTAAAGGGAACAATCAGTGTTGAGCAGGACGTGACATACTAATGAAGACTATTCAGATACTTTCAGAATCAACAACTAGCAAGATTGAGGTAGTTTCTCCTACAGAAATCAAACTACTTACGTCAAATGTTGGTGTCATTGTTGGTCCACAAGGACCTGTAGGACCTGTTGGTCCTGCTGGGTCAACTGGTGCACAGGGAGCGACTGGACCTGTTGGTCCTCAAGGACCGCAGGGAGTTCAAGGTGCACAAGGTAACGAAGGTCCACAAGGACCACAGGGAGTTGCTGGAACTGATGGACTACAAGGTCCTGCAGGTGCAACTGGACCCAAAGGTGATACTGGTCTAACTGGAGCAACTGGTCCTCAAGGTATCCAAGGAGAGCAAGGACCTCAAGGCATCCAAGGTGCTGATGGTCCTGCAGGTACACAAGGTGCACAGGGAGTCCAGGGTATCCAAGGTGAAAAGGGTGACAAGGGTGACACTGGTAACAACGGTGTTGATGGTGATAGATACCACACTACATCAAATGAAACCAACTCAATCTCTAAAAATGTAACCAAGTCATTTGAACTTGTTGATTACAATGTTGACTATTCTACTGGTCAGACAGTTATCTTTGCACACGATAGTGCTAACTATATGATTGGTACAGTAACAAGTTATAACCCAGTCACTGGAGTTATTGAGGCTCATATAACTGAAACAGTTGGTAATGGAACTCACTCAACCTGGCAAGTAAACCTATCTGGTGCTGTTGGTATCCAGGGTGAAACAGGTCCAGCAGGTCCTCAAGGACCTCAAGGACCACAGGGTGAACAAGGTATTCAAGGTTTACAGGGTATCCAAGGTCCACAGGGAGAGCAAGGACTACAGGGTATTCAAGGACCTCAAGGTGAGCAAGGCTTACAAGGACCAGCAGGTACAGATGGCTCTGATGGTGCACAGGGTATCCAAGGAGAAACAGGACCACAAGGTCCACAGGGAATTCAGGGTATCCAAGGAGAAACTGGTTTGCAAGGACCACAGGGAATCCAGGGTATCCAAGGAAATGCTGGAACAAATGGTGCACAAAACCTATATGTACAATCAACTGCTCCTACATCTCCATCTGTTGGTTGGGTTTGGATTGTGATTTAATATGACTTATGCTGACCTTTATGCTGATGCATCAGTTTATATGAGTTTGAATAACACATATGACTACGTAACTACTGGTGTTTTGGGTGCTACATCTGGTACTGGAACACCTGTATTCTCTACTGATGCCCCAACAAATACAGGGTCAACACACTCATTGAAGGCATCTAACTACACCACTACCCCACCAAGACACCAATTTTATAATGTTCCTGCTGTAGAATCAGAAGCAAGAAGTGTGTCGTTTTGGTATAAATACTCTAAGGTTGGTGGTGGCACTTTTGCTCCACTAGAAAACACTGGCTCATCTATTCAGATGTATATTAATGACCCAAGGTCAGGAACTTCTGATGAAAGCACAATGACAATAAATGGTGGTAGTTGGAAGTTAGACTATACTGCTTCTGATAGAAAGATTGTAGTTGTTTCGAAGGATGTAACGACTGCTTCTGCTGTAACTACAACCACTGTAACTACAAACCAAAAACTTAACGATGGTCAGTGGCATCACATTGCTATGGTTGAAAGAAAACTACCAACACTAACTACAATTGAACGTGCAGTATATGTAGATGGAATTTGCTGGTCATTCATTAATACAACAAATATGAATGGTTTTACCTACAACTTTGGAAATGGAAGTGCTGGTTGGGGATTTAAGATATTCCAGACACTTGGTACAGATGCTGCTGATAAGTTTATTGCACACTATGCTATGTGGACAAGAGCACTAAGCAAAGATGAGATTCGTGCTCAGGCATGGTATGGACTAACTGGTGGAGACTATACTGCACTTGTTCTATCTGATAATCCTTCATACTTCACTACCCTGGACAATGAGGATAAGGCTACACCTGCCACAGTGTATGGCAACACATCTTGGGGAGCATTAAATGATGACCAAAGTTGTGTAGTTGTAAATCAGTTGGGGTATCCTACAGGTAAATCATGGAAGACAACTAATACAGGGACATCAACAACTAACGTAACTTCAACTACCACTCCAGAATTAATTAATGGTATAAACAGTCTTATCCGTTCTGGTGAGTTCTCATTTGAATTCTGGTTTAAAACAGTTGGTAAAGAAACAAGATATGTACTTGAATACTCTCCTGGGTCAAATGGTGCTGGATACAATGTGTTCAGAATAGACAGCAGTGGTAGAGCATTCTATACAATGGCATATAAGTCTGGTACTTCAACATATGTTACTGGTGCTGTTGGCTCTACACAACCAGTTGGTCTAGCAGGAACAAAGATATACCACGGAGACACATCTGCATCGCTTGAAGGCTTTACTGATGGACAATGGCACCATGTTGTATATGCACAGTCAAATACAGAGCAGTATGGTTCTGTTGCTGGTGCATATTGGGGTGTTTTATATGTTGATGGCTATGCTGTAGATAGAAGAAACTGGGTAAATACATATGGATGGCTTGACTTGCTTCCAACAGGAGTCTCTAACTTCTATCGTATGGGTAATCAGTCAGCACCAATAAATGATTTCTTCTATGACAGCATTGCAATGTATTCAAGAAGATTGACCAATGAAGAAGTAGCAGAACACTATATTGCAGGTAAGACATATGTAGTTCCAGCAGGTAGAACAGTTAAATATTGGGACGGTACACAATGGTCAACATCATCTGACCAAAAGGTATATAACGGAACAGACTGGGTAAACTGGGATGCTAAAAGATATGATGGAAATAGTTGGATAACTGTTTAAAAGTATGATACAATAGTATTATCAGGTTTTCACCTCCCCCGAATCCTGTGAGACACACCTCCTAAGTGTGTAAGGGAGTCAGCATGGCGGTATGTTGGCTCCCTTTCCTTATACCTGGTATAATGTTCTTATGATTATTCTTTTCTCTAAGCCTAACTGTCCAGATTGTGACAAAACTAAATCCTTCTTTAAGAAAAACAACATTGAGTATAGACTCTTTGATGTGTCAGAGGATAAAGGTGCTTTCCTTGCAATGAGAAAAATGGGCTTTGAATCAGCACCAGTTATCATTACTGATAATAATATTTGGTCTGGATATCAATTAAAGTTGCTAAAAACCTTAACTTCTTCATAAAACCGTGGTATACTTATATAGTTCAGGCTTTGGGATTGTCTCTCATACCCACCGATTCCCCAGAGCCTGAACAGTCTTGACCGCCAATAGACTATAAATATAACAGTACCGCTTAATTAAGCGATGATATCCCTGGTTAGAGCAGGATTCCTTTTTCCATGTCAGACAGTTAATGACTCTGAGCCAGTAGTTCTGGATAATAACTCTTTTACATCAAACTCATGGTATGTCTCTATTTACCATGTTTAAGTGTGTTTCTTCCATTTCTTTCACATTATGTAATCGTATCAAAAGAACTAACCAGCGAGGTTAGACCCCAGTTAATTTACCGTGTGTCTGTGAGGGTAGATTAAGTAATAGAGATTGAAAAACTCAACAGCAAGACAATTGTCTTAAGGAACAAAGGGGTATGGATAACTATATCTAGAATATAGTAAATAAATAATAAATATGATAAATAATTAAAAAAAGGGTATATAATTAATACATAAAGATATTCCTTATTATATTTAAGGATATCTATACACTAGGAGATAATATGTTTGAACTACTAATATCAGTCAATGTACTGATGCTTACAATAATTAATGTAATAACCCTTAATGTAGTATTTAGCATTAAGAAGGCTATTGGTTAATGAACACAAGGGAATTCAACAATTGGCTTGATATGAAGAATAGACGTTATAGCCGTGCTGATGAAAGAATTGAAGAAGTGCTAGAACTAATCAAGAGATTAGCAGAAGGCGAAGATATAGAAGAAGTCTTAGGAGGACAAAATGGCAAGCAAGAGTGACTGGGACATTGATTTCAGTAGAGGCTTAAAAGGGGAGAACCTTTTGGCTGATATCGTAGAAACATCAGAAGTAAAGACAGACTATAGATGGCAAGATACTAAGAACATCTATATTGAGTATGAATGCTGGTACAATGCTCCACAAGAGTGGAAAGCCAGCGGTATTAATGTAACAAAGGCTAAGTACTGGTCATTAGTATTACCTATAACAGGACAAGACCCTATAGTACTCTCATTGCCCACAGAACTGCTCAAGAAGGTCGTAGAACTACGTGGACGTAAGATAGAGTGTGTTATCTCTGACAACCCCTCTAAAGGCTTCCTAGTGAAGGTTTCTGATATAATGAATATCTATGCTAGTTGATATAGTCTACTTCTGTTACTGTCATGGTATATGTACTTTAGGCACTAAAGAGTGTGAAGAGCAAAAAGACATAGGATTTGTTGAAAAAAGCAGACCACGAAGATATGTGATACAATATAAACATGGTCAAACAATGTAAGCAATGCCTACAAACTAAACAATACCCTGAGTTTAATAAATCATCTTCAAACAAAGATGGTTATAAGACTATTTGTAGACTATGTCAAAAAGCACAACACGATGCTTATAGAAAATCCCCAGAAGGCATAGCAAAGCGTAAAGAGTATGACCAATCAAAAAACGGTAAACAAAGAAGAATCATAGCACAAAAAAAGTATAAGTATAATCTATCAGAAGAACAATACCTACTAATGATAGAACAAGGCTGTGAGATGTGTGGCTCTACTGAAACTCTTTGTGTAGACCATGACCATAACTGTTGTCCAGGAACAATTACCTGTGGTAAATGCATAAGAGGTATACTATGTCATAATTGCAATAAAGGTATTGGTAACTTTAAAGATGATATTGATAAGTTACAAAGTGCTATAAACTATCTAAGGAAATACAAATAATGAGTAAACTATCATCTAGAGGTAGTGCATGGAATAAACTTAGAGAACAAGTACTAAAGTCTGCTGGATATATTTGTGTCTATTGTGGTCAAGACGCTAATACAGCGGACCATATAATACCCAAAGACCTAGGTGGTCAGGATACCCTTGATAATCTAGTAGCAGCCTGTATTAAATGTAATGGACAGAAGACCAATAAGATAATGCATAGGAATACATGGGTCAATAACACATGGTTAGAAAGAGTATAGGTGTATTCACCTCGCTCCCACAATAACTAAACAAATACCAATAACAAAATATTCAAATAGATATATATCCAATATCATGGATATGTGGGATATGAGGATATATCTGATTATATGGATAAAAATGATAAACGTTTTTTTTAGAAATAAAACAGATTACCTCGCTCCCACAATAACTAAACAAATACCAATAACAAAATATTCAAATAGATATATATCCAATATCATGGATATGTGGGATATGAGGATATATCTGATTATA